TTCTCCCGTCAATTCGCTCGGGTGGTGTGCCCGAACGAAGGGTGCATCATCAATTTCGACCAGCGCGCAGCAATGAACCGCGCCATCCTGAAAGGTCAGGGTGGCTGGCTCCGTGCAGGGTTGTCGGCCGACTACATGGACCGCATCACTGGGACCCCCGTGGGTTCTGTGACCGCGGGGTACTGGCTGGGAGGGGTCGCGGCCGCATACCAAAAATGGGTCGACTTGATTCGCAAGCACGTGATGGCGCTGCGGTCGTTCTCGCTCAACGGTGAAGAGGAAAGCCTGAAGTCAACGGCCAACCTGGACCAAGGCGTGCCCTACCTTTCGCGGTTGCTCGCGGACGCCGGCAAGGGCAAAGTCCGGGGCGACCACGCTGACGAGACACTCCGGCGCTACGTCGTCCCTGACTGGACCCGCTACGTCATGGCCTCGGTCGACGTACAGGCCGGCAAGAGTCCCTGGTTCGCCGTCCAGGTGCACGCGATTGGCGCGGACCGACGCGAGGCCCTGATCGACCGCTACAGCATCAAGACGTCGAAGCGACCAGGCGTGGGCGACGAGTTCGCGCCGCTCGATCCCGCGGCCTACCCCGAGGACTGGGACCTGCTTACGGAGAAGGTCGTCACCGCGACGTTCCAAACCAGTGACCCGAACCGTGAGATCGGCGTCAAAGCAGTCATGGTTGACTCCGGGGGTGAGGACGGTGTCACCGACAAGGCATACGCCTGGTATCGGCGCCTGAGGGTCGCCAACCTGCACCACAAGGTCTATCTGACGAAGGGCGTCGGAGGCAAGATCGACTGGTTCATTCGCAAGACCATGGTCGGCGGCCAGCAGGGCAAGGGTGACGTCCCGGTCTACCTGTTCCACGCGGACAAGTTCAAGGACATGGTGCACACCGGCCTTCAGCGCAGCTTGCCAGGCCCGGGGTACATCCACTTCCCGTCAGTCAAGGGACCGAAGAACCCGGACGGCTGGTTTACGCAGGCCGCCATCGACGAACTTAACGCGGAGGTCAGAAACGACGACGGCCGCTGGACCCAAATTCGCACACGCAATGAGTCCTTCGACCTGTGCGTGATGATCCGCGTCGGCTCAATGATCCTGAAGGCCGACAAGCAGAAATTCTGGGACTCTCCGCCCCCGTGGGCTCAACCGCTTGAGAGCAACAGCGAGTGCGTAACCCCCGAGGTGCGCAGAGAGGAACGCGAGCGCGTCGATGCGACGATCAAGGCGTCTTCGGGCCCGGCGAGGCGTTCTCGTCGCTCGTCGTACCTTGCGTGAGGTCGTAGGCCACTCTCGCGGCTTCCCGGATGCCGGGCGACGCGCGACCACCTCCGACGACCAGTAGCTTTCGCCAGGTCATGTCGTCGATGTAGACCGTGCGCGGCCGAAGCTCGCCGATGAGTTCCGGGGGAATCTTGGGGCCAGAGCGTTTTCTCATGGCCGAACTGTACGTAGAGGGAAGCGGGGGGTGAACGAGCGCCGAGGGAAATTGGCGCGCGGGCCGAAGACACTGGCGGCTCTATGGCAGTCACTCAATCCGACCTCGACGCGCTCGACGCGGCAATCGCTTCTGGCGTCCGCATGGTCACCATCGGCGGCCAAACAACGACTTTCCAAACCACCGAGTCACTGGCCGCGGCCCGTGACCGACTGTCTCGTCAACTGCAGGCCGCGCAGGCGGGGGAGGCCGGCAAGCGCTTGCCTCCGACCCGATCGCGACTGACGTACGGCGGCCGGGGATACTGACCATGCCCGCCCGAAAGACCGCACTCAACCCCGCCGCTGCAAAACCTCCCGCCCGAGAGCGAGCGGTGAGTCGCGCGGCCTCGCACCTTGCCACGATCGAGGCGCGGTATGACGCCGCAGGGCAAGGCCGGCGCACACGTGGCTGGAATGCTCCCGCCACCGGGCCCCGCACGGCTACGCAGGGCCTGGAGACCATCCGTTCCCGTGCAAACGACACCGTTCGGAACGACTGGTCCGGCGAGTCCAGCGTCCAGAAATGGGCGACGACTCTCGTCGGCATCGGGATTACGCCGTTCTTCGAGAAGGAATCGCACCGCAAGTTGTGGGACGCCTTTGCAAAGAAGTCAGACGCCGACTGCGTTCTGAACTTCTATGCCCAGCAAGCGCTCGTCACCCGGGCGTGGTTGACGGGAGGCGAAGTCTTTGCCCGCCGTCGGCCCCGAGACCTGTCCTCTGACCTGCCGGTGCCACTGCAGGTACAACTGATCGAGGGCGACTACGTTCCTGTTTTCGACGCTGACGTGTACGAAGGGATGCCTGCCGGCAACGTCATTCGCCAGGGCATCGAATTGAACCGCCGCGGGCAGCGTCGCGCGGTTTGGATCTACCGAGACCACCCGGGCGACAAGCCGAACGGCGCGATGCCCCTGGCGGACAAGCTGGTTCGAGTGCCGATCAGCGACATCCTCCATGTGTATGAGGTGAAACGCCCGGGCCAGCTTCGGGGCGTGTCGCCGTTCGCGCCGGTGCTCATGAAACTGCGCGGCGCACTGAACATGGAGGACGCGGTCCTCGAACGCCAACTGTTGGCGAACTTGTTCGTGCTGTTCATCACGCGGCAATTGCCCGACAACTGGGAGGACTCGCTCGCGATCAACCCGGATACCGGTTTGCCGAAAATCTGGGACAACGACGGCTCGGAAGTCGTCGACCTGCAACCCGGTACGTCTCAAGAACTGCGGCCAGGCGAGGATGTCAAGTTTGCGAATCCGCCCGAGGCCGGAGCGTCATACCCCGACTACATGCGCACGTCCCATCTCGGAACGAGCGCAGGCCAGGGCCTGCCCTACGAACTCATGACAGGGGACATCAAGGACATTTCCGACCGCGCGCTCCGCATCATCATTCAGGAGTTCCGCCGCTTCGCGAGCCAACGCCAATGGCACACCCTCATTCCGCAGTTCTGCGAAGGTGTGTGCAACTGGTGGGCCGCGGCGGCTGTTCTCGCGGGCAAGCTGCCGCTCTCGGAGTTCGAGCAAGCCACGTCGCCGGAATGGGTTCCTCACGGTTGGGACTACATCCACCCGACGCAGGACGCCCAAGGTAAGAAGACCCTCATTGAGTTGGGCGTCGTCTCGCGCCGATCGGTGCAGCGCGCCAACGGCGATGATTCGCGCACGGTGTTGAAAGAGCGTTTGAAGGACGCCGAAGACGATGCCAAGGTCGCGGGTGCGACACCTCGCCCGCCCGAGCCGGCGCCGACGCCAGGCCCCGCACCCAAGGCCCTTGCTGACTTCATGGCGGCGCAAGCCGAGGTGAATCGCATGCTCGCGGAACAGCAAACGACGATCCTCGCGATGCTGGCGAAGCTCGCGCCCACCGAAGGGGCCGCATCATGACGATCAACCGCCTCGGCTCCGTTGGAGAACGCCAGGAACTGCTGATCCGGCAGGGTGGCACGCTCGGCCCTTTCCGCGTGAACATCCGCAACCCGGACGGCTCGCCCGTCAATCTCACGGGGTCTACCTTTCACGGCCAGGTGCGCCGCAAAGCGCTCGACACTGAAGTCGCGGCAGCTTTCGTCACGACACTGGTCGACGCCGTCGGCGGGGTCATGGAATTCGGCATGGCCGCCGACACCACGGGGGCCATCGAGACGGGGGAGCGCCCGACAGACCCTGAGAGCAAATTTCAATGGGACCTGGAGTGGGTCGACGCCACCGGGCGTGTGCTCGGCCTGCTCTGGGGAGAGGCCATCGTGCACCGGGAGGTGACCCGTGCCCCCGTGTGATTTCACCGTAACCGTTGAGCCGCCCGAGGTGCTGGCGCTGGTCGTGCAACCGCCCCCTGCGTTGCGCGTCACGCTGGAGTCTGCGCAAGGGCCCTCCGGCCCCCCTGGATCGTCCTCGGTTGCGTTCGCGCGGGTGGCCGAGGGGGCACTGGGCGGCCATCGTCTGGTCATCGCCACGGGGTCGGAGGGAGCCGCATACGCATCCTCTGACGACCCGGCGCACCTGGCGCGGGCGATCGGTGTCACCACGGGCGCGGCGGTCGACGGCGCACCCGTGTTCGTTCAGGGCGCCGGCTACATGGTCGAGCCCTCGTGGTCCTGGACCCCCGGGGGCGATCTTTGGTTGGGCCTGAACGGTGCGATCACCCAGAGCCCGCCACCGTCAAGCGTGTTCGTTCAATGCGTGGGCTATGCGCTCACACCGACTGAAATCTGGATCGAGCTCGCTGAGCCGATCACCCTGTAGGAGGCCTCATGGCAGCAAAGAAATATCTCGCAACGATCGCCGGCCGACTGAAGCAAGTCGCCGCGGTCGTCACGTCCGCAGGCGTGGGTAACGACGGCGACCTGGTGGCACTCGACGCTTCCGGCAAACTCGACGCAAGCGTGAT